TCGATCGCGATCTGGCGCTGGAGCTGTGGAACAAGAACACGCAGGCGACGCACTGCAGCAAGGTGAGCCAGCCGGATCCAGTGGATCCGAAGGAGCTACGCAGCGCGATCGATAAGTTGCCGGATGATGCGATCCCGGATCTCAACGAGAGCCGCGCAAGGCGTGAGCATTATCAGGCTGAGCTGGCGAAGCTACAGGTGACGCAACAGCGTGGCGATCTGGTGCCAGCGGAGGATGTGAAGAAGGACGCGTTCCAGGTGGGCCGCAGCATTCGCGAGGCGCTGGCTAATTTGGCCGATCGGTTGAGTCATCAGCTGGCGGGCGAGACGGACCCGACGGTGATCCATGAGGTGCTGACGCGCGAGCATCGGGATGCGCTGCTGGCGCTGGCGGACTTGCAGTGATGGTTGAACTGCTGCTGGGCGACTGCTTGGATCGGCTGCGCGAGTTGCCGGACTGCAGCGTGGACGCGTGCGTGACGGATCCGCCCTATGGGCTGAGCTTCATGGGCAAGGCGTGGGACTACGACGTTCCGCAGGTGGACGTGTGGCGCGAGGTGTTGCGGGTGCTAAAGCCTGGCGGGCACCTGCTGGCGTTTGCGGGCACCAGGACACAGCACCGGATGGCGGTGGCGATCGAGGATGCGGGGTTCGAGATCCGCGACATGATCGCGTGGGTTTATGGGTCGGGGTTTCCGAAGTCGATGGATGTGAGCAAGGCGATCGACAAGGCGGCAGGGGCGGAGCGGGAGGTAGTGGGGGGAAGCAAAAACTGGGGCGCCAGTAAAGCCGACGACGGCAAGAACGCTTATGGCGATTTTGCAGGCGGCTGGGACATCACCGCCCCCGCAACCCCTGCCGCGCAGCAGTGGTCCGGCTGGGGCACCGCGCTGAAGCCAGCACTGGAGCCGATCACGGTGGCGCGCAAGCCGTTTAAGGGCACGGTGGCGGCGAACGTGCTGGAGCACGGCACCGGGGCGATCAACGTGGATGGGTGTCGGGTGGCTCACGCGGAACTGTGCCGCATGATGCAGCCATCGCAGGCGAACATCGACAACCCCAGCGATAAGTGCCGGCAGGCCGGGCGCCGCGAGGCTGTGCTGGAGCTAAAGCCAGAAGGCCGCTGGCCGGCGAACCTGATCCATGACGGCAGCGATGAGCCATGCGCGCTGCTCGGCGATGCCGCCCGGTTCTTCTACTGCGCCAAGGCCAGCAAGGCCGACCGCGGCGATGACAACGGGCATCCCACGGTCAAGCCCACCGAGCTGATGCGCTACCTGTGCCGGCTGGTAACGCCACCGGGCGGCGTGGTGCTCGATCCGTTCATGGGCAGCGGCAGCACCGGCAAGGCCGCGGCTCTCGAGGGCTTCCGGTTCATCGGCATCGAGCGCGAGGCCGAGTATCTGGAGATTGCGCGCGGCCGCATTGAGTTGCCGTCGCAGGGGTCGCTGTTGTGAGCGTCTGGCGCGCTGGATTCATGGAAGGGCTGCGGCCTGAGCAGCCGCTGACTGTGAGCGAGTGGGCGGATGCGCACCGAAGACTGAGCAGCAAGGCAAGCGCGGAGCCGGGGCCGTGGCGCACTAGCCGGACGCCGTACCTGCGCGAGCCGATGGACTGCTTGAGCAGCAGCAGCTTGGTGCAGCGGGTGGTGATGATGTTCGCGGCACAGACTGGCAAGACCGAGGCGGGCAGCAACTGGCTGGGTTATGTGATCGACCACGCGCCAGGTCCGATGCTGTGCGTGCAGCCGACGGTGGAGATGGCGAAGCGGCTGAGCAAGCAGCGGCTCGAGTCAATGATCACGGAGACGCCGGTGCTGGCGGAGAAGATCGCGCCGGCAAGGGCGAGGGATTCGGGCAACACGATGTTCTCGAAGGAGTTCCCCGGCGGGATCATGCTGCTGACCGGTGCCAACAGCGCGACGGGGCTGCGATCGGCGCCATGCCGGTATCTGTTCGCTGATGAGGTGGACGCGTTCCCGAGTGACGTGGATGGTGAAGGCGACCCGGTGGCGCTGGCGGAACGGCGGACGACGACGTTTGCGCGGCGGAAGATCCTGCTCACCAGCACCCCGACGGTGAAGGACTTCAGTCGGATTGAGGCGGAGTACCTGCGCAGCGATCAGCGGCGGTTCTATGTGCCGTGCCCGAGTTGCGGCGGGATGCAGTGGCTGCAATGGCCGCGGCTGAAGTGGGACGCAAAGCGGCCGGGTGATGTGCGTTATGAGTGCGAGCATTGCGGCGAGCGGTTTGAGGAACTGCACAAACCGGCGATGCTGCGCGGCGGCGAGTGGCGCGCGACGGCACCGAGCGATGGCAGGACTGCGGGCTTCCAGTTGAGTGGCCTGTATAGCCCGCTGGGTTGGTGCAGCTGGGAGCAATTGGTAGATGACTTCCTGCGGGCGAAGGCTGACGCGCCGGCGCTGAAGGCGTTTGTGAACACGCGACTGGCCGAGACCTGGGAAGAGGACTATGCGGCATCGGTAAGCGCTGATGGGCTGCTGGCAAAGCGGAAGGACTTCGCTGCTGGCATGTGCCCCGATGGCGTGGTGCTGCTGACGTCTGGCGTGGACGTGCAGGACAACCGGTTGGCGGTGAGTGTGTGGGGCTGGGGCGAAAGTGAGACTGGTTGGCTGGTGTGGCACCAGGAGCTGATGGGCGACCCGACGCAGACGGAGGTGTGGGCGCAGCTGGATCAGGTGCTGGCGACTGAGTGGGATGCGGTCGGTGGGCGGACGCTACGGATCAGCCAGATGGCGGTGGACAGCGGCGGCCACTGCACCCATGAGACATATGCCTATGTGCGCGATCGGGTGCGGCAGGGCGTGGTCGCGATCAAGGGCAGCAGCAGACGCAACAGCCCGGCGGTGGGCAAGGGCAGCAAGGTGGATGTGAACTGGCGCGGGCGTGTGATCAAGCGGGGCGTGACGCTGTACCAGCTGGGCACCGACACGATCAAGACGACGCTTTTCGGCCGGCTGCGGCACAACGAAGGCGCGGGCGGATTGTTCTTTGGGCAGGCTGCTGACGCGGAGTATTTCAAGCAGCTAACGAGTGAGCGGCAGGCGCTGCGGTATCACCGGGGCTTTCCGATTCGCGAATGGGTGAAGAAAGCAGGCGATCGGAACGAAGCGCTCGACTGTGCGGTCTATGGGTATGCGGCGATGCTGATCTACAGCCGGCGGATGAACAAGGCGACGATGTGGCAGCAGTTGCGTGATCAGTTGGAAGGCGGGAAGAAACCAGCGCTAAGATCGACACAGCAGTCCGCTCCGGCGGCTGCTAGTGGCTTCGTGAGCAACTGGTAGCCGTGCGCATCCCAAGCGAGATCAGAGCGGGCGACACGATCCAGTGGCGCGATGTCGAGGGCGTGGATAACCTCGGCAACGCGGTCAGCAGTGCCGCGTACACCCTGACCTATTACCTGCGGTTCAATGCTGCCAGCGAAGGGGCGACGGTGGTCGGCACGGCTTACGGCACGGGCTGGGAGTTCACGGTCGCGGCGGCGACCAGCGCGGGCTTTGATGCTGGGACGTGGTTCTGGCAGGCTGTCGCGACGAAGACAGGCAGCACGATCACGCTGGGCAGCGGCCAGCTGACGGTGCTGCGGTCGCTGAGCTATAGCGGTTCGCCTGGCGCGGTTGATGGCAGGTCGCAGGCGCAGCAGGACCTGGATGCGGTGCAGGCGGCGATCCGCGCGTTGGTGTCCGGCGGCGTGGTGCGGGAGTACACGATCGGCAGCCGGAGCCTGAAGAAGTACGAGCTGGCGGATCTGCTGCAGCTGGAGGCGAAGCTAAAGGCTGATGTGAAGCGTGAGCAGATGGCGGACCTGATAGCCAACGGGCTGGGCAACCCCCACAATTTGTTTGTGAGGTTCTGAGATGGGACTGAGAACGCGGCTATTCCGGGCGATGGGCTTCGAGCCGGTGCGGCCGCGGCAGCGGGCGTATCAGGGTGCGCGCGTCAGCAGACTGACGGCGGACTGGGTGACGAGCGGCACCAGCGCCGACGCTGAGATCAAGTCGAGCTTTAAGGCACTGCGCAACCGTGCGCGGCAGCTGTGCCGTGACAACGACTACGCCAAGCAGGCATTA